CCCCTTGTCACATTTTCATAGTGACACATGCGAGCATTGATATCTCGCATGCCAAGCCTGGGTCGTCACTCATACCTCATTGGTATGAGCCGAAACCCTCGGGTGGACAACTTCGACCAGTCGTGATCGGACACTTCCATTGGGAGTAATTCCGCTCGACCGTCTACCGTTATTAGGTAGCGAAGTAGTCTCGCATAGCCATCCAACTTGGACTCGACCATCTTAGGAACAGGGCAATAGCCCCGAACCTTAGGTGCGTGCGTATCTGGATCTCTCCAGCGTTGCACGTTGTCTTGTCTCCAGATGATGTTATGCGTAAGGACGAGTTGTGGCTCCTCGGAATACGGTAGTTCTTCGCCGAGTCTGGTTTCTACCAGCTCTAGCAAAAGTTCCGCCGTACGCCAAAGGCCACGCTCATAAGCTTGTCGGCTTGTGCTGACTAAGCTTACGATATCCTCGTCCCCAAGCCACGTGCGTAACCAGAAGTCCCTACGAATGTATACTGGTTTAACCAGATAACCTTTGTAGGCTTCAATTCCGCAGCTTTCCCTGAAATGAGACCTATAGAAGGACTTATTCAGGTTAGGGATAAATCCCAAGCTGCTAAGGTCGCGCATCACGCCCGGTATATACTGTGTTGGAGCAATTATATCGTCTCCGTACACAGTTATCTCACGGCAGACTTCCCTCATGCGTTCCGATGTGAAACGCATGTCGTTTTGGTTCATGATCGAAGCTGCAACTGCAGCTAAGAACACTACCGATTCGATCGGGAAACACGTTGCTGAGCCCATTGACGCAAATTTCCGAAGGCGGATTACTCCGCTTCCGGGAACGTCAATGGTTTCTGTTCTGCATGCAAGTAGCATGTGAAGCAGTTCAGAATCACCCTGGAATAAGGCACCAAGGTGGTCCAACGTGACGGAATCAGAGGCTTTCGATAAATCGATCGTCCCTAATTTTCGGTCTGTGGATCCTGTGAGCGCCCTATGCTGTGACTTCCCCTGGTCTGAGAGATCGATAGATCTTCCAATCCAAGAGTCGTCGAAGGCCCTCTTTAACCATCCCATTAGAGCCTGCTGCCAGAATTGATTGGCAGTGGGCTCCGAGGCAATTAGCCTTGGGGTGGTTGAGGTCTTCGGAACAGCGATAAGACGCGCAGGAGGATCGGCCCGAGAAAGCCGATCAGCTGTCTGCTGAGTGCGCTCGATCCCTTCAGGCTCAGAAAGCCAAAAAGTATCGAAAGCAGTGTCAAGACGCCAAAGGCTAGTAGAGGTGATATACCTCCATTTGCCATCATTGTCAAGACGCTCTGCAACAGCTCCAGGTCCGTGTTTGGGCCAGAGTTGGGCAGCAAGTCGGTCAGTGGTTTGATTATCACTGTGCCGTCTGTCCAGCTCGCCCCCGATTGCTCGTCCACATTGGACGAACAAGCGGCCAAGGTCCCCAAGAGTGCCGAAATACTGACCAACAGTAAAATGTTGATCAGCCACTTCGGCAGTATATCCGAAAGTGGATATACTTTTACTCCAAAGACTACCTTGGATGAGTCTCTCTTCGTCATCAGCGTATTCCTTGTATGCTTTATAACATACGTGGTCCGCTGGCAACGTCTTCGCTTTACTTGCAAATAAGGCTAGTTGCCTCACAGCTCGTATTGCGAAGGGACAGGGAGACTCTAACACGAGTCCCGTACCTCGATGGAAGATCCTAACAACCCACCCATGCATAAAGCGTGGGAGGTTGTCCCTTCCGTGGGTATAA